TCAGCGATTTTGTGCGACCTTGACATTGAAGTCAAACAGTTCCTTGCTGGTCGAGCACCGGGAAGAAAACTCTCCGTCACGGTTCTGGATGACATCGGATGCCGGGACAGGCTTTCCGAAACCGTCGTCCACAAACACAGGATGCTTGCTGCCATCATTGTCAGAACGGGGCGAGAAGCTTGCGGCCGCGAACCAGTCTTCCTCATCGCTGCCCTGCTCGTCGTACAGACGGCAGAACGGAGCGGGGATTTCGGGCGTCGGAAGCTGGAACATTGCTGCCTGCATTTCCTTGCCGCCATTCTTCACATTTACATCGATAAGGGGGCAAATCGTATCGCCTGCGCACTCCCACTTGGTATAGGACTGAGCGGTAATTGCGGTATTGCCGTCAGATACCTCAATACCGAGCGAAAGAATGTCTGATTTGAGACCGAGCTTTTCCTGAAGCATTTCCGGGGTGAGAGTCAGAAACTGACCGCCGACCGTGTTAATGATAAGGTTCATCGTTCACATTCTCCTTTTTGATTTTAGTAAATATAGTTCTCGCTTCGAAGCGCTGCCTGAACGGCGCGGATTTCCTTTTCGGTGAGTTGGTAGCTGCCAATCGGCGTGTTCGCGGAACCAAAGTAAGCGGAATCGAACACCATGCAGGCTTCTCCGTTCTCATTGAGCCGATAGAGGAATGCTTCCTTTGTCCGTGCATCAGTAGGATGGTCTACCAGCGATACGAGAGGAAGACCTGTTGTCGAGTTCTTAACCATCTGCCACTCGGATGCGTTCCGGTCACAGTACCCAGCGATGTAGATGTGCGGCTCGGAGATAAGGCGCAGGTCACGCTTCATCAATTCGAGCAGAGAATTGGCGGGCTTGCAGCTGTAAGTATTGGTCAATTCGGCGTTTAGCTCGAAATTGAGCGAAACACAGAAAACACGGTATCCGCGCTTATCCAAGTCATCGAGCATTGCGGTACCAGCGCCCGAAGACAGGAATGAAACCATCTTGGTGTCCATGTTTTTAGGCAGGTAAAGCACAGCTGTAATGAGGTATTTTTCCGAGCGCACCAGATTCTTAAACATCACGCATCATCCTCCGTCTTGGTAGTCATGCCATGGACTTTTTCGATGGCGGCAGCAATCGTGTTGTTCTCCAGTTCAGTCATCTGTGTGCAAAGGTAACCCCAGTCGATGGCATCGTGGACCTTGCGGACAAACGCATCGTAGGTGCCAGCGGTTTTCATCATTTCGACTTCCGATTCGTAGCAGCCGGATTCCTCGAGCAGATGCTGGATGTCATCGATGGGGTTCATTTCGATAGTTGGTACAGTTTTGTTCATGATACAAACTCCTTTAAGTGTTTTGGATGCGAAAAGAGCGGACCTCTCAGAATCGAGAAGTCCGCCCTTTAAGCGAAATTGTGAATGTACGAAAGGCAGAAAGCCTTTTTGATTTGGAATGGTATCTATCGTACAATACCCATTCTACTTAGTTCGCATATTTTGGCAAGTAAAAAATGTTGCTCATTCGAAGGCGAGTGGTGAAGAGTGTAATTTTAGATGTGGAGAACAGTCCACTCACTCCTTATTCTGTAATTTGTAATTGTAGCGTAGATTTCTAAAAAAGCCGCCCACCAAATTATGTTGTGGGCGGCTTTATTATTTGTTAGTTTTCGAAATCTGGATTCTTCCAGACCGTTTTCTTTCCGTAATGGATATCCGAAATGTACTTGAACGGAATCTTATCCTGGTTTTTAAGAAGAGCATCGTTTTCCTCTAAAAATTCCTCAATGCGTTCCTTTTCACTGCGCGGAGCAATGTTCCATGTATCGAGATATCCATCATACATGGCATCCATATTGAAAATTCCGTCAACGGGGTACTTGACAGAGTCAATTTCTCCGTTGACGTCCAAGCCAAGGTGGACGTTCTTATAGTTCTTGATGCTGTCTGTCAAGGATTTGAATTTTCCTTCAGGAGTATCGGGATTGCTGTACTTTTTCACGTACTCTTCCGTTAACTCCTCCGTCATGGCCAATGTAATCCAGAACTGGAGCCCGGAATACTCAAGGCTCGCTTTCTTGATTCTCTCCATCGTCCGTTCAGCCCAGCTGGTGGGATTAGCAAGATAATTCACTACCAGTTCATCAGCATTTGTGGATGTCAGTCCAAAGCAAGACCCGTTTCCAATCTCATCGACAATGCTGTCAATAGGGCTGCGATAATTCTTATACCCCTTTATTATGCGACAGAAAGCGTTCTGTCGTGCTATCTTGTCGTAATAACTGCCCTTGAGAATTTTCTTCTTGTCTTCTTCCGTCGCATTCTCTCGGAACATATCGAACAGCTTCTGTGCCATTTCCTCTATGACAGAATCCGAGGTAAAAGAAGAACGGCAGAAAATCGTTTTGAAGTTCTGTGTTTCATTGACGGTTTTGGCATTATCGACAACGAGGCAAAGGAAGCGTATCTCTTGGTTGAATGTTACGGGTTTGTTTTCCCAGATTCCGTAAAACCGCTGCCCGTACAGAACATCTACCTTATGCTCACCATAGGCGAGCGGTATGCGCATAAAACGGTAGTAATACTCGGACAGCTCACCGGAATCAAGAATGATATTGCCTTCGAACGAAGGAGCGCCGAGCTCGAGGAACCTTTTGAATCCCTCGCGGTTGATATTGTTTGCCATGATATTTTTCCTCCTAAATACTTACTTCGTTAAGCCCTCGAATTCCTGATTTTTCCAGAGCACATTCTTCATATTATTCTTTTTCCATCTGTACAGTCCAGCCGTTCACGTCGGAATAAACCGCATAGAGCAGTGTTGCGAAATTATAGCCTCCGTCATACAGCGTGTAACGAAGGGAAATGTTCAGCGCAAGAGTGCGTTCCTTGACGGTGCCATCACAATCAAGATAGCTGAATATCTTTGTCGGATGGGAAAACCATGCTTTCCGTTCTTCATTGAATTTATCTTCATCGTATTCCACGACTTGCTTGAAACACGAATCAAACGTAGCAAGCTTGACCGACGAAAATACATCAGCCATCATCCCACACTTTTCAATCAATTCATCAGGCCATTCGACTTTGATGATTGCTGCACCATCGCGCAGTTCTTTCAGTTCTTTGCGGGGGCTCAGCGAGACGTTGTAGCGTTCACTGAGGAAGGTGAACAGCCAGGACCAGTCAATGACTTTCAGGAAGTTAGATACTTCCTTGGAATCCATGAAAATTTTGATTTCTTTCCGTGCCATAGTTTTATCTCCTGTTTTTCGATTTTCTAAAAAATGGTTCAAGTCATAGAATTCCAGTTGTTGCCCAACCATTCACACCAGCCTGTGGTGGAGGAGGGGCAATTTTTGCTGTCCGCGCAGATATGATTCAGCAGCATTGCCAAGTGAAACTTATCCAATGTCCGAATCATTTCGAGGTTTGTCTTATCAGACCGTATGATTGTCATGTCAACGTCGGTTTTCGTCTTGATGTACGATATAGCGTCGTCCATCCTTTTGAAAAAAATTCCGCAGACAGGGACAAAGTATCCAACCTCGATGGAAAGCTCTGCCAAAAGACGGTAGCTGTCAGCAGTGTTTGTCCTCTGGAAAAGTTCATCGAACTGAGCGCGAATTTTCTTCTCATCGTTTTTCCCAATGTCATTCAGGTCAAAGATGTATTCCTGAACAATGAACCCATTATTAGATTTCGTGGGCACATATGCTTTGTAACAGGATGCATCAATCTGTTTCATGACAATCGGAAAGTCATGGGAAGACGTGGAATAGAGACGTGCTTTATCGACTTCCTTTTTCAGCTTTTCCAGCAGCTTTTCAAGAACAGCCTTGAGATATTCGGCGTGCTGATGGCAGGTATCCACTTCTGTCTGGAACATACCGGTGTCATCTTTGAGCCGCCCGGTTTCCCAAGCTTTGTCAAAGACGCACTTGAGTTTCTGGAGCTCGGTTGCATCCAAGTTGTCGTATTTCCCGGACTTCGTTTTAGCCTCAAAAATGGCGATTGCTTCACGCACTTCACTGTACGAATCAAGTATCAACTCAAGGTCCTCCAAAAAGAGTTTCTTGTTGATGTCGATGGAGTAATTGATGTCGGTAACGCTCAATGTTACGGATTTTGCTTTTTCTTCGACATCGAACCCCATTTCCCGGCAGATATCCGGGAACTGTTTCAGATACATCATAATTTCACCTCAAACTTTCTCAGCGATATCTTCGCCGTATACCATGCTCAGGTTGGAACCGTTGTCCAATTCGGCAACATAGCTAAAATCTACAGTTAATGTGTTTGTCGTAGGCAATTTCTCCTTTCCAAGTAAAAAAAGCAGGCCCGCCAAAATGGAGGGTCTGCTTGTTGTTTACAGATTGTGAATTGTACGGTGGCAAATGCTGCTAAGTGGAATGTTATCTATCGTACACTTCCATTCTATTCGGTTCGCACAAACATGCAAGTGAAAATGGGCCTTCCCAAAAGGAAAGCCCACTGTATGGTATTGCTGATACTCAGATAGCTGCACAGAAGTTCGCAAGGCGCTGCCAAAGCAAGTAGTTGTCGTAGCTCATGCGTACCTTTTCGGGTACACCTGTAACGAGATACCACTTGTGTGCCTTAGCCTTGATGTTCGAGATGCGCTGCTGTTCACTGCGCGTAAAGGCTTTGCTGAACATACGGCGTCTGCGCCCGGAATTCCAGTATGCACCCTCCATGGTCTCGCAGATTAGAGCATAGGCAAGTTCGTTCTGAACATCGTCATGGGTCAACTCGATAATCTTACCCATATTCAGGCACCTACCTTTCGGCTGGACTTCTCTCGGCTCTGATGCACCATGGAAAGCGCATAGTCGAGCGCGGCATCATCATCCGGCAGATAGGTGACAGATTTGAGTTCTCCGTACTCGCTGTGATGGCGCGGGATAGTCTTGGGTCTTTCCGTAACGACCGTCTCCTTCTCGAAATGCAGAGCAATCCGATTTGCAGGAACGGCATACCGTTTCTGCCGCTCGCATTCCTTGAAGTAGTCGATGGGCGTTGCGAACCCCAAGGGTTTTCTGCCATCAAGTCCCGTAACGGTGACGACATACGCCTTGATGCCTTTCGCTTCCCGTCTCTGCTGGTCCGCATAGTATTGGTAGGAGATGTACATCGGCGATTCCTTCAAATACGCGTTAGATTCCCGCGCAATGTAGGTCCCGCTTTCCCGGCAAAACCACAGAAATGTCTGAGGTTTACCGTCGGCTTTCGCTTCCTTTGCGGCTTTCTGAATGACCTTTGTGTCGAGGTCAAAGTCCGACTGATATTGTTTTGTTACCTGCTTCATCGCAGATTTCAGTTCCGGTAAAATCGGAATCATAGTATTATTCATTTCAATTCCCCTTTTAGAACGCTGTGAGCTTGGAAATATCCATGTCATAGCGTTCATATTTGTGGATGTAATCGAAAACGGTGTTCATCTGTGCCTGAGTTGCGGTTTTGGTGGCGTCCATATCAAGAAATGTTTTTCCCAAAGACGGATTACGAACCGCAATCCAACCGCGCCGGTACAGGTAATCGAGACCCTTCCCGCTCCAATCATAGGCCATGTCTAAGACTTCCTTATCAGAGAGGTTCAGGCGTATTCTGTTTTGCATGATGATGCGCCCCGCAAGAGCCGCATGCTCTCCGAACTCGCAAGGATACCATGTTCCGTCCGGAGCAATCATGCCGTATTCAGATAACTTCTGGATATTGTTAGATTCGTTCACACAAATAACCCCTTCGCTGTCAGGTGTTGTTGTCCAAAAACTCCTGGCATTCGGTATCGTTCATCACGAATCCGAAATACGCCACACGCTTAACGGTCGTTTCCCAGACACGCATTGTGCGGCTCCGGGGCTGTACGACCCAGGAATGACAACGCCAAAGCCCGTCCTCGGAAAGAGCGTACCCGGTCGCAATAGAGCAGTGACCACGGTTTGCATCCCAAAGATAAGCGGAATTCGCGTGACATTGACTGGGCTGACCCTTGCGCATATAGCTGCTGCCATAGAAGAACTGCCCCCGACTGAGTGTTTTTACGGCGTCTTCGTCGTAGGCAGTCATGCAGACCTCATCTCCTCCGAAGCCGAGAATCTTGTCATGCAGTGCTTTCATGGCATCGAGCATCTCCTTGGAGAATCTCGATTCGCCGTTATATACCTGATGGCTGTCAATCCACCGCTTCCAATCATCACTCATCGGATTCCAGTGAATCGGCGTAGACATCTGCTCGGGTGCTGTGATGGGTTTCAGGCTATTCCAGCCTTTTCGTGTAAGTGTCATCTCGTTACCTCCGCTGGTTTCAGGAGTTTATCGATTCTTGCAATGATTTCATCGCGCTTCTCTCCGCTCGGAATCGAGTCACTGTGACCCTTATCCGTGAGAAGCGTGTCGAACATGGCAAGAATTTCATTCGGATTGACCGGCTTCTCGGCAGAGGCACGAAGATAGGCTTCGATATCTTCCACGAGATTCCAGTATTTCATGCCATACAGCATCGCACTGTTTTCGTTGCTATGCCGGTCTTCTTCCTCGCTTGCATCACTGCAAACGATAGGAAGTTTTATCTCGGCGAGATAATCGTCAAAGATGTCCGCAGTATAAGCGGCGAGCCAGCGAATATTGGTATTCATGATTTTTCCTCACTTTCTTTCAGCTTTTGCCGCAAGCAGCATCCCGCAGCATTTGTTCAGGCAAATGACACTGACCACGAGCAGCGCGATATTGTGCAGCGTGAAGGACTGTGCCAAAGCACTGATGCTCAGGAAGATGAAGAGAACAAACAGGACAGCTAAGGTTTTGAAGATGGTATAGATGATTCTGTTCATGGTAATGCTCCTTTTTTGCTCCGGTTATCGAAGCATGTCAACGATTTTTCCGACCAACTCATCATTGGTCACGAACTGGTTGCGGCCCCTGGCACCGAGCGATACAGAGGAGTAATCCTTCATATCGGCGGCATAGCGAACCATATTCTTGTCGGCAATCGGCTGATAGCAAGACCGTTCTGTGGTCACATACACGCATTTTCCGTTCAAGATATTCATGATGTGTCCGTAGCAGCCCGTCTGCTTGCCGTTGCGCTGCATGTTTTGCAGGTTATGCGTCAGCATCAGACCGTCGTTCTCCTTCTCGGCACAGGAGAGCATAGACAGTAGTTTTCGAGTCTTATACGCAGTGTTTGTCATAGTAAATCGCCTCATTTTTTAGAAATACTTGTAAGCAGCGTTCAGCCGCTTGTTGTAGAGTTGTAAGGTGGTCAGGTTCCCGCAATAGACCTTGCTGGACGAGATAGGGACATTCACCCCGGCTTCCATGTGCGAGAAGAACATCGCAAGACAATCTTCTACACTGTCGCTCGTGGTGAGTGTCTCGTATACCGGATACGAGTACCCCGCTGCCTGACTGTATGTGGCATTGAGCTCATGGACAAAGAATTGGACCTGACCGGACACGGAACTTGCATCCAGACCCGATGCATAGCACCAGTTCAAGAGATTCGTCTTACGGTCGTGTGTCCATTGCAGAAGCCCATAGCCTCCGTCGTTCGGATTCTCGGCAGTAACACGAAGCCCGCTCTCCATTGCCATGCACCCCATCACAGCTGCAGTGCCGGCCTTAGAAAGACCTGCATCCCGCAACGCTGTATAGATGGCGTATTCATTGTCAGAAAGGTTCTGAGGCATCGTGTCCGTCACAGGTTCTTCTGCCGGTTCCGCCGCAGTCTCTGCCGTCTCGACAGAAGGCTCAGATTCGGGCTCTGTCTCGGTCACCTCCTGCTCAGGTATAGGCAGTACCGGCGTGAAAGGCGGCTGAGCGTTGAGTTCACGAAGATGAACCTCCAACGGCGTGACATACTCGATATCGGAATCATCATCAGATGACTTTACCGGCGCAGCATACGCAGGCGTCGAGAAAAAGCAGGCTAAGCAGCCTATGATGGTGATGATGCTGAGCATAAAAGCGGTGGTCCCGGCATAGAATTTCTGTTTGTCGTTCATTTTCATTTGTGATTACTCCTTTGAATAAAAGTTCCCGCCGACAAAAGCTGTCTGGCGGGATGTGATTGATGTTCGGTTGTCGGAAAAACTTCATGCTTCACGGACTACGATGGCGGTATATCCGCTGTTGGCAAGATACCGATACGCTGCATCATAGGCGTCGCCGAGCGTTGGGGCTTTGACATACCCGATAAAATCGGAGCAGATAACCATGCCGGAAAAACCTGGGTTACCGGCATAGATGGCGAAGCGTGTGTTTTTCTTGGAATTGCGATTAAACATAGCGGACCTCCTTGCAGTCACGTTCAAAAAGATGGATACGGATTTCTGAAAACAAAAAAGGCAGACCTACCACGAATGGTAAGTCTGCCTAATTTGAAAACAGAATTGTGAATGATGTACGCCCGAAAGATTCGGCTGTGTAGAATGTTATCTATCGTACAATACCAATTCTATGCCGTTCGCAAGGATACGCAAGAGAAAAACAAAAAAAGGCGAAGTCTTCCGAAAAAGACTCCGCCATGGTTTTGTGTGCGATTTTTGCATTTCAGTGTTGTTATTCACGGCACATTTCTCGCATCTTATTCTTCCTCAAGCCATTTCTTGGTGATGTCAAGAAGGCATTTTCGGAATTCAGGAGCGGGCTGCATCGGAATCGAAGACCACTGAGAATCGAGAACGACAGGGTATTCGTACTGATTGCCGTTATGCGAAAACGGTATGAACTGAACTTCTCCGCCCACGAGCCATAGCTTTTCCGTTTTGATGGGGTCGATGTACTCCGTCAGCCAGCATTCGTGCGTGACAACGGAATCCGCCACGAAATACTTTGTCTTATCGTCCAGTATCAGTGCTGGATTGTTATCCTCGACACAATACACTCTTCCGACGAACGGCAGGAGCATCGTCTCGGCGGCGTGTTTCGCGCTTCTCCCCTGCCGAATTTCCGATAGCAGGAAACTCGATATGAAATGCGGGATACCGATGCCGGTCAGGCAGTCATCGAGTGTGTGTCCGGTACAGATTCTCGGTGTTTCCTGGTCCTCCCCCTTCATCCGATTCGTAGGGATTTGCGGAACGACCTTGTCCGGCAAGCATCCGGTATTCGCCATGAGATGAAATAGTATCTGCATTATGGGACTTACTCCTTCGGCAGTTTCTTGCGAAACGGGTCAAGGTCTCCTGGCCTATAGACCGACTTGACGTAGGATTTGATGTCGTCTTCTCCAAGGCTCTCAAAGAGATTCAGCCAGCATTCGGCTTCAATCCGCATCTCGCCGCCCATTTGATACGCTTTCTCGCACTGCACCAAATCAAACTGAAAATCGTTCTTGTAGCGGCAGTTTTCGGCTGCTTTTGCAAATTTCGTAAATGTTCTGGTATTCAAGGTTTACCTCCTTTTCTGAAAATGGAAACAAAAAAGCAGACCCTCATTTCGAGAGTCTGCTCTAAGCACATAACAGATTGTGAATCTACCGGTATGGGGAATCAGAAGATGGTATCTATCATGCACTTACTATTCTATTCGATTCGCACAACTGTGCAAGGGGGATTTTGAGATGCGGCTACGCTTTCGATGGTTTCCCCGCAGCTACGCTTCCCGCTCATTCAATGGCGGCAGCTACGCTTTCTATGTCGTCTGCGTTCAGGTTGATGTATTGCCACGATTGCGGGGCGCGTTTCAGGTGCAGCTGATGCATGGGCAGAGAAAGTTTGCGGACATTTGAGATATTCCAGCCATACAGCATGCCGGTTTTGTTGCCATACTCGAACAGCGCGGCTATATCGATACAGCTTTCCCGAATAAACTTATCCGCCATACCGGACAGCTTTTCGCCGTCTGCATAGTAAGGAGACAATCCTGTCAGGCAGTTCAGCTGGTCGATGTCCTCGCAGGTAAAGACCCCGATGATTTCCCCTGCACCGCCGTTTGCCTTCGTCTCATAGCAGAATACAGCGAATGGAAACGAGATTTCCCAAGGCCGAGATTTGCGGACTTCGAGCGTCTTTTCACCCGACATGATTTTAGCAAGCCATTCGCGTTTTATCGAAATGACGACCGCTTTGCCGTCATTTACCGCGAGTGCATTTTTGAGAACCGTCACAACTCATCACTCCTCATATTCGTAGTCACAAAAGCTGTTGACCTTTCCTTCTGTCTGTTCGTATTCGGACATAAATTTTGCGACAGCCAACTCGAAGTGCCCACGGCTGATACCGGTGACATCCGAAAAATCGAGGAATGCGTGCTCAAAGTTGCTAACCATAGCCACGAGAATGTACGATTCAAGTTCCTTGGAGAATTCTTCCGGAGTGCCATCGAAATGGATGGTGACATCCTTAGATTCGTCGTCAGGGTCAAGATAATTCGAAACAGCCTCATCCTTCGCACTGGAGAAGAACCCATCGACATTGTCACTCACTCGCAGTTCAGCGGAATCGCTAAGCGGTACATTCAGCCCACCTGCAGCTTCCGATTCGGCCATCAGTTGCATAACATAGTAGCGAAACATGAGAAACGCGCACACACCCGTAGGCTCAAAATTCTGAATGACCTTTTTCAACTGCGCCTGACGGTTGTTTACGACTTTGTAGTTTGCTTTCATGAAATCTCCTTCTTAAAAAATGCTTTACAACGCATGAAGATTTGATTTGCAGGGTGCATACATCAGCGGCTCGTCCGTTACTTTCAGAACGGTGCCGTCCCCTTGTCTGCACGCATACAGGATTGCTTTGAGCATCTCATAGGCAAGTTTGCTGTTGTAGGCAAGCCCTGCGTTTGAGATGCCGAAATTACCATTCCAGCCAACCCTGAGTTTTCTCAGCTGTGGAATCAGAAGGTCACGGGCTTCCGCTATGCCGATGCCGCCCCAACGAGCGTCATGATACGCCTGCAGCTGCGGTTTGTTGTCGGTATCAGCTATATCGAGAACCTCATAGATGATGCTGAACTGTCCCATTAGGATTCTGGAATACGCATCGAGGATGGCAGCAGCTTTTACCCAAGCACTTTCATTCATGTCGATGCGCTTAGTATACGGGGTTTCCTTGTTCCCTACCTCGATATCCGCTGCCGCGAGCGCAGTCTGATAGATTTCCCCTGCTGCGTTTTGCATGAAAGGTACGGGAGCGGTGACCTTGAAATCCGTGAACATCGTATATGCCTTTTCAATATCCGCGTCATGCACACCGTAGGCGTCACCCACTTCTTTGCAGATGGAAGAAAAATCATTGCCGTAGAATGTCTGCATCACCTGCATGATATGCAAAAACAGCTGATACTGCTTTTCGGTCATTTCGAAAATCATGGCGCACCTCCGTTACTTTATTAGCATTATACCACAAATGTGTATTCAGTACAACCATGAACGCTGATTCGTAACAAATAAGATACAAACAAAAAAGTGCCCCTATATTCCTCGACTGAAATCGAAGATTTTAGAGGCAGTGGCGCTCATGGAAGGATTCGAACCTTCGGGCGATTTCTCACCGGCGGTTTTCTGGACCGCTGCCATCGGCCACTCGGCCACATGAGCATATGGCGCAGAGAGCGAGATTCGAACTCGCAAGCCGGGGATTGACCCGACGACGGATTAGCAATCCGTTGCCCTACCGTTAGGCGACCTCTGCAGATTTGCACCCGTTTTGTTAAACAATAAAGTTGACTACCGAACTCTAAACTTTACTATCTCGTTGTGGGTGCTTGTATGACCCCTGGCAGACTCGAACTGCCGACTCCAGCTTGAGAGGCTGGCGACTTAGACCAACTTGTCGAAGGGGCCTTATGGTGTGCCGGGTAGGATTCGGACCTACGAACCGTAACGGAACGGTTTTACAGACCGCCTGCTTTAACCTCTTGCTTACCGACACATATGGTGCTCCCGGCTGGAATCGAACCAGCGACACATAGGGCTTCAACCTACTGCTCTACCAACTGAGCTACAGAAGCAGATGGTGACCGAAATGGGGCTTGAACCCATACTCTCAAGCGTGAAAGGCTTGCGACTTAACCAATTCGTCTATTCGGCCATATAGCCGCAATCCTGCGGCGAGGGTTTATGCGATGACGAGAATGTCATCGATTTTCGTATCGAGCATCGCGGCGAGAATCACAAGGTTGTCGATGGTAGGAAGTGCAGTGCCTGCCTGCCATTTGGCTACCGCCTGTGTGGAGACACCGAGCGTATCCGCCACATCCTTTACCTTGATGCCTGCCGCTTTTCGCAGTGCCTTGATATTGGCACCTGTTTGCTGGATATCGATTGTTGGAACGTTCATTTTCTTTTGCTGCCTTTCTGTATTGCAGGCAACAAAAAAACGCTGCCTGCCGAAATGAATCGACAAGCAGCGTTCGGAATGCAAATGCCGTCAGAAGACGCACCGCAGCCGTTCGAGGTCTGTTTTTGCCTGTCGATGGGTATAGGAAACAAAGCTGGATTCGTAGGACTCGAATTCAGATTCATAACTATACTCAGCAAACGACATAGCATTAACAGTCTTGCACAGCATCTTCGGTTGTCTCCTTTCGTTTCGTTCTGTTTACATTATACCACTTTTGTGGTTCTGGTCAATCAACTTGTGGTTGATGTTTATTCGCATTGACACCTCCCACGATTGAAATCGTGGGATTCCCGGGCGGCGCGGCAAGGTTCATCGCCAAACCGTGTCTGAAACAGCGAGTTATGCGGTTTCCCACCATACGCTACGGGTGTAGCGCACAATGAGCATCCAGCCTAAAAGGTTGACCAACATACTTGTCTGCATTCCCAGTTCTTTTAAGTGCATCCTTCGAATGGAGTTTCACCTCTTGCGAGGCAGCTCTTTAATGAGGGAGTGTCGAGCCCCAGAAAGTTATTGTTTAGAATCCAATGCTTGCAGGAAGAGAACTTCCAACCGCCTGTAAGCGCTGCTTTGTATTTTCGTGCATTCCTAAAAATGCAGGAAAAGCTGAATTAAGTGTTTCCATATTGTACTGCAAGGATTCGGTGTCTATATGTTCAAGCAGGAAGGCGGAATATAAGTCACGCTGAACTATATCGCCACTGCGGAGACGAGCCATTCGCTCAGACAGTTTCTTTTTGGTATAGCTGTTATCGGTATGGTCAAATTGCGAGGCTTTTGTTTCAAAGGTGCTGACCTTGATAACGCTGCCTCTATAACGGCTTGCTTTTTTCCCCAGAATGGAGATAAACATTGCAGGTGCGCAACGACTTAACGATTTACCAAATCGCTTTTTGGTATGTGCTCTACCGGTTTTTGGGTTAATTTTTGTTTCCTTACTGCGCTTTTGCAAAGCTTTGTAGTTCATATCTTCAACTACAAACTCATTACCGTATGTCAGCAATTCATTGGCGAGAATGTTATGCTCCATTTTGCGGATGTCAGCTAACTTACGGTACAAGTTACGGAGCTTCGCACGCAAGCGATAATACCTTTTGCTATACTTCCACTTGCGCTTTTGTTTCTGCCCATGCTGCTGCTTCAACCTTTTAATTGTACCATCCGGATTATAATATTTCGGATTTGTAGCGCGGCGCGAACGGTTCATTGCGCGAAGCGTAGTAGCAATTTCATTTACGAGGCTTTTTGCCTGCGCTCTCGCAGACGGAGCAAGTACACGAAGGTCGCAAACATCCTTACAGCTAAAAGCAATGGTTTGTGTACCAATGTCTATACCGACACGTCCCTGCTTAACAGGACGTTTTGCAACACCGTTACTGTCACACTTGATGGGAGGATAACCTTCCAAGACGATTTGGGCATAATACTTCCACTTGGTGCCGACCCATTTGCGAATCATGCGACAGTATTTAACGCCGCATTTGAGCGCTTCCTGTTGATACCATCCAGTTTGAGTATCGGGATTGCGCAATGTCAACGGGAATGTATAATCCCCATAAACAAGACGTAGTTCACCTTTACCGATGGAAGTTTTGACTTTTGCCGTAGCAGCAGCAATTTCTTTTTCCATTTGCGTTTTTACTTCATCAGGGAGAACTACTTCTTCGCCTTCTTTGGCATCTGGCTTTCTGTACGCAGCGAAGTATTTTTCTTCAATGGAGCCTTTAATCTTCTTCTTGGCGGAGTTAATGACACTTGTTGTATGATTTGCTGGGCGAAGCATTATCCCGGTAGTATTATTCTTTCCGGATATCGAGAACACCTGCTCCAATTTCTTATAGTGGACTTCTTTTCCGTTGTCAAAGAAGAAAGATGACCACGCTGCCCAAACTGCAGTGGCGACCATCTGTGCCACATGAGAATGTAGGACATAGTGCTTGGCATAGGGCACAACCATCACGTGAAAGGCATCTTCAGAAAAGCGGTACTCTTTAAGCATCTTCTCTCGTTGTTTAAAAAGCGCCTTCTGTTCATCACTATCGGGAGCAGCTTTGGCGATATCCGCCATCAGCTCACGATATTTGCGCGTCTTACGCAATTGATGCCACATTTTTGTGGTCGCACTTACAAGTTGATTATAGATAATGCCGCATTTCTTAAATTCTTTATTCAGATAGTCTTGTTCGTTAAGACCGATAGCCATCGGCAGTGTTAATACAAACGACGGTGTGCTGTTCTTGCTCCCGAATGCCATGATTACCCTCCTCTCGTTTTTTGTTCTTCAACATAGCGTTGAATTGTAGCATTGGACACATCGCCAGCGGTACTTACAAAGTAGCTGCGAGTCCACATTCCCATAGTGTGCTTCTCCGATTTCAGTGCCGTTTTCGTTCTGAACGCTATTATCCGGGGTGCAGTCCCCCGCAACCCGCCGCTCGCCATGTAAAGAGTGTCGTCCCCTAAAGGTGGCGAGGCTTGCAAAATTACCCAAAAGAAAAACCGTGACCACGAACACGCAGCCACGGTTAAAAACTGCCAGCCAAAGGCGGTGACCGGCAGGTTAGGATGTACAAGCGGGCAGACATGATGGCATATGCAAAAAATCGCACTTAGAAAGGAAGGTTTTCTGTTCGGCGGGAAAGAGAAAGAGGTTCGAGAACCCGCCAGACCCATTTCCGCTTGTACAATTCTTATTCTATGCAATTCGCACAAACACGCAAGCAAAAAAAGCAAAAAGAAATCCCCTCGCACCGAATGACCGGTACAAGGGGTTCTCACTTTGATAGAAAGAAGGAAGCTGCATCTCTGCAGCGCAGCACATTCAAGTGCCGCAACCGTCATTGACGGGTCGAAGGTTTTGGTGTTTACTCCGCACCGGCTTACAAGGTCATCATCGATGACACCGTCGAGTCTATACCTCCTGCCTTCTATAATGTATTATACCACAAATCGCACTTTTTTGCAAGGTTTTTCTCAAAATCAGGCTCATTTTGTACGCGGCTACGCATCAGCAGCTACGCTTCGACCTTCCCCCGCGCCCCTGAGTTCCGGCAGCTACGCAATTTTCGGAGGAGATGCAGTTTTTGTCCGTACTTTCTGTAACTCAATTCCTAAAAGTGTCCGTATTTCCAACTTTTTGGGAATGAGATGCACCAAATCCCTCAACTCATTTGCAGTTTGCCCTTTGCCTTTCCTGTATGGAAAAAGCACCCGCAATGTGGTATAATTAAAGCAAATAAATTCGTCCAGAGCGGAGATACACACGTCAATAACCCACGACTAAAGTCGCGGGCTTGCTCCGGCAAGTCCGTGCTTTAAATGTTGCTGGAAGCAGCGACAAATTATATCACGGAAAGGAGCTAAGGGCGCATTCCTCCCACGACTAAAGTCGCGGGTTTCCTGCGCCAAACTCATGACTATCGGAGACATTCTCGTTAATACCAACCGGGCAAACCTCAATAATCTGCTACCGTTATCGGAAGTGAAAACCAAAAAGGATTTCGCCAAATTCAAGAAGAAGGGCTATACCGTTGGCATGACTGCCGGGGAATTTCAGGAGAAATACCCGCTTCTTCCCATTGAGAACATTTATGCCTCCTACAACATCCTGTCCTCGCTCTATTATTGCGAGCCTCAAAATCCTACCATCCCGATTGTTTTGAATCTTCAGATTTACGGCGACAAGCGCCTATCTGTTGCAAACGAATCGGATGAAGCATTTCAAAATCGGATTCTCTCGATAGCAAAAGCAATTTCTGAGGGGAATGTCAAGCGGATTCGGTCGTATCTCTTTTCTCTCGAAGACAGTTTCAGGGTTTCGGTGCTCTCGCAGTATATCAAGAACGCAGAGCCCTCAACGGAACTGTACGACCTCTTTATGGATTATTACAAATTGACCGATTATGGGTTCAAGAATCTAAACGAAGCCGATATACGCAAAGTCCTGTCCGGTAAATCTGAGGAGCAGAAGAAGAAAACTGCTGAAAAGCTTCGGAAGTTCCCGGATACAATTACCGTTTATCGCGGAGAGGGCAGCAAATCAACGCCGTATACGCAGTCTTTCTCGTGGACGGTCAGCTACAAAGCAGCTTGTTTCTTTGCCTGCAGGTTGCCGAGCGCTGAAGACAGCACTATCGTATCGGCAGAGGTATCGAAGGATGATATCATTGAGTTCTTCCCCGAAAGAAATGAGGCTGAAGTTGTCATTTTGCCGTCTGCCGTGAAATCTGTAAAAGTCGATACTCTGTATGGCTTAGAATCTGTCGAAGAAGAAATTCTCGAAATCATGCCCCTGTACCAGGCCGGCCGCGAAGAGATTCGGCATCTGTATGCAGTTCATGGCAAACTCGATGCAAATGGGTCTGGGCACGATGCCCTGCACACGCTGCGTGTACTATTCAACGCGCTTCTTCTCGTTGAGATGGATGGCATTATGCTTTCCGAAGAGGAAACGCAGATGCTGATGGATGCTGTCATTTACCACGCCATCGGCCGTACGAACGATTACGTTGACGATAGCCATGGCAAGGCATCCCGCGATATTTATGCTGCTGACCGCAAACACGAAAATCCCGGTACTGGATTTCTCATCGAGTATCATTGCCTCGATGATGCTGTCGCTCGCAGAGATTTGGAGGCTCTTTCTCTGCCGAACGTTGACCGCATCTGGTTGCTGTATACGATTCTCAAAGATGCCGATGCGCTTGACCGGGTCCGGTTCGGGCTCAGGTACCTTAATCCTAAATACCTGCGCAACGATACAGCGCATAAAATTCTGCCCGTAGCACAGCTTTGCTTAGAGCACCTAACATTTTAAGGAGTATACATGGCTATTACACCAACCACGGAACAACTCCAAATTGACAATGAATCGCTGCTTCGCGTTGAATACGGCGATACTTGGGACAAGAAATACAGGGACAAGGGTCAGGCTATCTGGACTTTCCAGCGCCGAAACCTTTCGACAGCGTGCGTCGTCGTTTCTCGCTTGCACGGCATCGACTTCGATGCCGCCTCCACCTTTATGTTTCACCTGGCGAACAACGCGGGTGAATGCAAACCCATCGTGGAAGCCGTAAATTCCCAGCTGGAGCTCGCCATCATCAAACCTGACAAGTTCATCAAGGGTCTGCATAAGTTCTTTCAGGAGCTCACAAAGCCTATTAAGAAAGATAAGCAGTATGCGCTCTACTTTAAGACGCTGGCATACCTGCAGGAATGCACGCACAACGGTCTTATAATTGACGGGAAAGTGATGCACAACGAAGCTGTGGTAATATCCGCTACTGACTTCATCATGCAAGGCACTGAGTATCTCAAGAAGCAGGATTTTGATGTAGTGAACATCGTAGTCGGCATCACCACCGAAAACGAACCCATCATTATCCGAGACCCCTATCCTCTTGTAGATGTACCTGCCTATTATGTTGAAGCACTGTATCTCGGCAAACCGTATGACAAAGCTGACCGGAAACTGTCGGATGAAAAGAAGGAGGACATGCTTGCCACATATTATGCGCGATACGGATACAAGAGCATTGAGACACTCGATGACAGCATAACCCTGAGTCGGGAGTGCCAACTGTATACCAATACCGTGCTCTCTTTAGCCACCGTTCTGAACGAATACCTCGTGGACATGTTGCCGGACAAACCGTTAATTCGCAATACCCCGTATCAGGCGCAGTGGTGGCCGGTTCCTTTGTCGCATAAGTTTCCCGTCAGCGCCCTCAAAGAAGCCCTGCACCATCGGCGCAGAACGCTTCCTGCGAACGGTGCTGTCGTTCAGTTCGGGAGTCGGCAGATGCTGCGAGAAATCAAACTGAAAGAAACCTGCCGCGACAACGAAATCATCTGCGTCTACAAAATTCAGACCCCTGATGGAGATGTTTCCGGGTACTACAATACCAACTCCGAGTGGTTTTACTCGATGCTGGACGGTTCAGACTACATGGATTTGCACGACCAAATCACGCACCTTATCCTTTGGCTGTACACTTCCTTGGTCTGTGATGTCCCCGACCTTCTCCCGACGGACGATTCCTTCCGGCGCTCCTTTATCACCCGCGAAGGCGTTCCTACCGACTTGAAATTCTTAACTCTCGGCGGAAAGCCTCGCAATTATCTGAAAAAGGATGATGGTGAAGATAGTACACTCCACATCTTCGACAAGTCAAAGTACGATGCATCCAGCAAAAGCATCAACGGCTTTGTCCGCAAACTTCCTGCCGGACAAAAAGCGAGCGAACGGTCTCTGAAAATTGCAGAAAGCTACGGCTTCGAGTTGCATGAGGATGAGACTTATGTCATGCCGTTTGTGCGCAGACAGTGGCTCAAAAAGAAAACCGAAGAATGATACCAACCAATCCGGTATTCCGACACAGCAAGAGGAGCGTCCGCCAAAGCAGACGCTCCTCTTTGTGTTTCTTGTGCTTTTTGTAAGCTTACAACTTACTTGCCGCTGCTGTTCAGGCGCGGGATGGTCTCCGTCTTCGTTTCATTGCAAACCTTGCAGGTATAGGTTTTGACGCCCTCTTTTTCAGCCGTGGGCTTAGTAGTTACGACACCGTCATCCCAAGTATGGTCTTTTTTGGGCGTGACATCGAAAGTGCTGCTCACTTCACCGCAGACGATGCAGTATATTTCGGTGCGACCCTCTTCCTTACAAGTGGGCTCGATAACACGCTTCGCGGCACGATGACCGGTGGCGTGTACAATGTTGTCCTTGTAAGAGAAGCTGTCGTCCTCATTGCACTTGTGCATCGTGTAGCCGTCCTCGGTGCAAGTCGGCTGAACAACGGTAACGGTGAAGGTGTACTTGGTGGGCAGGACCTTTTCAGTCTTGGTCGCATCGCAGTTCTTGCAATTCAGAGTCTTTTCACCGTATTCGTCATAAGTAGGCGGAGTAGTGATGACGCCTTCATCCCAGACGTGACCAGTACCGCCGTAGTCGTAGGTCATGGTATGGGAAGCATCGCGCTTACAGTGCATCAGCATGGTGCCCTTTTCGGTGCAGGTAGCCTTTTTCAGGCATTCGGTGTGCTCGGTGTCCCAATCATGGTAGCCGATAGCGGGCACAGGCTTCAACACTCTTTCGTAGCTGCAGTACATCCAACGCTTGCCTTCAGTCTCGCAATAGGGTCCTTCGACGATTTCGCCAAGGCGCGTGTAATCGTGGACATGGACCTTAGCAATATCTTCGGTCTTTATTGTTTGGCACACGCTGCAGGTGAAGGTTTTGATGCCCGTTTCGGTGGCAGTGGGCTCCTTGGTGATGACGCCCTCATCCCACTGATGCTCGCCAGTGGCAGGCAGGTCTTTCACATGCTGCTTATCGTTGCAGCGCTCACAGACCTTATCTACACTGCCAGCGTCCTTGCAGGTGGCGGGAGTAGTGACTTCCTTGTACTCATGACCCAGCGCAGGGACGATGTTGTCCTTGAAGGACTTGGTAGCATCCTCCACGCACTCGTGCATGGTATAGCCGTCCTCAGTGCAGGTAGGAGCGACCACGGTCTCGTTGTAGGTGTATCCCAGAGCCGGAATGCTCTCGGTGTAGGTATCACCACAGTTGTGGCAGGTAAAGGTCTTGACACCGTTCTCGGTGTAGGTAGGCTCGGTAGTCACAACGCCGTCATCGTAATCGTGACCGGTTGCGGGGATGACCTCGGTGTAGGTATGGCTCTTGTCGTTCTGGCAGGTAAAGGTCTTGACGCCGTCCTCGGTGCAGGTAGGAGCTTTGGTGACAACACCCTCATCGTAGTTATGCCCCAGAGCCGCAATCTCCTCAGTCTTGGTCTCTGTGCAGCCGGTATTCTG